TAAAGCTGGTGTCAATCACCATGACATCATAAGCTTCATGCTGGGCTAACTCAGTGGCAATCTGACTACCACCTGTTCCGATTCCGATTACCTGCATAATTCTTTCATTTCTCCGTAGTTCACACCAGCAGCGATGTTAACCTTAAACTCTCCAAGACTAGTGTTGCCGTAAGTCTCTACAAGGTCTTTCAAAAGGTCTCTGTCTTCCTCATTATAATCTATTAAAACCGAATCATGAATCACTGCTGTAATGTAGCTTTTCCTGTTGTTTAGTAGCTTATCTAACTTGATTGCTTGAGTTAAGCACACATCTGAAGCTGTGCTCTGAATTAGGTAGTTTAGAGCATGAAAATCATCGCTAGGAATCTTACGATCAAAAGGTGTAGTGATGATACCATCCTTGTAGTAGGTTGACAAAATCTTATCTTTATTGTAAAATCTAGACATTAGGTGATCTTCAGAGTTGGGATTGTAGAGCCAAGCAAAAGCCCGTTTCTTCGCTTCTGCTCGGGTTCCTAGCCCTCTAAAAACATTCTTGATGTTCCACTCGTGGATGTCTTCTTTCGGCTGTTCTACACCGTTTAGAGCCTGTAGAACACGAAGTTCATTCGCATTGAAGTCTAGCTCTAAGAACCAGTGGTTATGTGGCTTCAAAATCTGACGGAATCTCTTATCAAAAGCCAAGATTGGAAAGCTATTTTTCTGAGTAGAGAGGCGACCCGTCTTGGACTTAAAGATGTTGTAGCTGATTTTGTCGCTGCTGTTTAAGAACTTTTGAACGGCAACAAAGTCAGTCTTCTTCATAAATCGCTGATTCAGCTTGCTTTTATCAATGATTAGCTTTTGACCAGAGATCTTGGTTAGAAGCAAGTTAACTTCTTTTAAGAAAGAATAGTTAGCAGGCTTACTAAAGTTTTCAAACACAAACTTTGTAATCTCAGTCTTGTCCTCATAGAAGTCTGTGAGGAACTTGTCTGGAACTAGGTCATAGAAGCAGTGGTCGTCTAAGCTGACCTTAGCCTTACCCAATGACTTGATAAACGACTTCATTCGCTTGGTGGAGTACTCCCACCTAGAGTGGAGGTGGTCGGGTAGTGGGACATCATCTATGTCATCCACCCCGGCATAGAGTTTAGCATAATCTACACTCTCAGACATAAAGTTAGGAGAGCTATCCCAAGTCTGGGTAAAGCCATGTCCAACATCTTCTTTGTAGATTTTGCCGTCACTATAGTAGCCGACACACTCAATCTTGTTATCAAGAATCTGAAAAATCATTTAAATATCTGTTGTCCTCACCAGTCCTCTTGTCGAACTGATCTTGTGGGGACATCATAACACCTTCGTCAAATCTTGTCAAGTTGTTTTCGTTGAGGGTAACGTCTCTATAGGCAGTCGTTCCCAAGTTGTATTGAATGTAATCAAGAGCTTTAGATAGAGCTTTTTGATTATTTTTACTTCGAAGGCTTTTGTAAATTGTTAAAGCATTTTTGATATGAAAGCCTCTTCTCTTTTGAGAAACAGTCAAACCGGACTCAGCCAATCTAAAATCATAATATAAGCCTATAGTAGTTTCTGTCTGGTTATAGTAAGCTGGTGTAGCGATACTTGTCTCTCTTAACTTTGGAAGTTCTCTATCTTTGTATGTATAAAAAGCATTAATACAGTTTGATCTAGCAGTTCTATTTTCTTTATATCGAGGATAAGCTTGTACAAATGTAGTATAAAATACAAATAATTCATTATAAAATTCTTCGAAGTATTTTGTAAGGTCTAGTCTTTCATAAAATGTTTCAAAAAATTCTTGTGTTGTTATAACTCTATTCTCATCAGTAATTTGCTCTTTAACAAAAGGTTCTGACTTTTTACTTTTAAAGTTTGATACTATTCTCCACGGTGAGTTTCTATCTATTCTAAATCCATATCTACCGCATAGTTCTTGAAAAACTTCGAAGTTATTATCATTTACAAATTCAAAAGCTAGAGAGTCGTCTCCATATTCTCCTTCGTAGATTTCTATAGCCATACCACTATTATTAACGGTAGTTCTATTTGACTCGTGAAAACCAACTCTAGTAAATGGTTGCTTTGTATCTCTAATATATTGTAATAATAAAAGTATAAAAGAATTAAAATCTTTAACGTCTTCTGTTTCTAAAACATTTTCAAGTCTATCATTAAAAAAACTTTCATATAAAGATTGCTGATTGTCCTGATATTTTAATGTTGGGCTATTCCAGCCTTTAATTGGTTGTAAGGTTCTTTGAAAGAAATCTGATTTGGTATCAATATAACCATCTAAATAAAGAGTCTCATAATGTAATCTCATTTTCTTAAATGCTTGTGAGACATAATTTAAACACAATACAGTGTTTTCATCTGAATCTTTACTTACAATCTCTAAGAAAGATTCCTTTGGATAAACAACTCTTCCTAACTCATCAACCTTACCATATAAAGGTGTATCATACCAAAGATCGAACTGTCTGTCGGTCTGGTCATAAAGATAATCATACAAAACTCTACTATTATAAAGTTCTTTAGTTGTAGAATCATTATTAGCGCTTGGTATGTTAGTCACTAAATTGGCTCCTTAATATCTTTATATAGATCGTTTTGAGGTGGCTGATCAGCGTTGGTCTTTGCCGAGGGGCTAAAGTCACTATTAAGTCCATTGGACAACAGTACAGAAGCATCTAAGCTAAATAAGTCTTCCAAGTATTGTACTACGCTGAGCTTTAATCCAATTGGTGGAATTAAATCTTCTACGTTTTGTTGTGTTACATCAGTACCAGACTTACCTTTTTGAGATGCTGGGTTGAATACCCAAGTTCCTGCTAAAGTTGTTTCATAACTACCAATCGAAACACTGTCGGTTACATTCTGAATAGCGTAATACCCAACGATACCAGGATCAAAAGTGTCCTTATCAATACCAAGTGGGTTCGCTGGTACAGTAAAGAAGCCACCCTTGAAAAATACATTGTTACCAATTGTAGTAACATTAGCAGAATATCTGTACTTTAATAAGACCTCTGCTGAATCTACAAGGGAGTCAGCCCACAAAGCAGTTCTTAAACCTGGAAAATCCTGAGCATTAAAACTAATACTTTTTAATAGACCTGAGTCTGCTCCAATTTTTATATGAGGAGCATTATACCTGATATCTTGTACCTCGTCAAATGGAGGAGTAATAGAAGATAAATTTCTTAAAAGATATGGACTTGTTGTAGGACTACTAATGCTTTTAAGTGGAGTATATAAAACAACTGTTCTTAAATTATCTCTTGTAGCTGATTGGTCTGTTGTCTTTAACTTAGAGGAAAAAGTTTTTAATCTACTCTTTGAGTTTGTTTTATACACCTCTCTAAACAAGGCTACATCTTTTTTATTTCCCGTCATCTTTGTTAAATAAAAGAAAGGTCTAATTGAACCTATGTTGTTTCTACCGAACAAAGAACTATTACTTTCATTACAAATCTTTGGTACTAAGTCAGTCATAATATCATTTAAGAAGTCGCCAAAACTATAGATAATAACATTTTTTGATAAGTAATTTCTGTAATACCATTTTTGAAATTCATCTACAGAGATTAATATATCACCTAAATTTAATGAGTAATCCTTTCCAAAGGCTTTTGTTCTTATATTACTGAATCCGATAAACGGAGCTTGATTATCTTTAAAGTCTTTTTCTAAGTTCTCGTAGGCTGCTGCTACTAAAGCCCTTAAAGAAAAGAACCCAATATCACCAAAAGTCTTGTCTTTGTTAGATCTATCCGCTCCAATAGGAGTATTCATGATAGAACCAATAGTTCTATCTAAAACATTTAATGCCTCATCTCCTGTCTTACCTTTAATTGTTTCAAAAACAATATTGTCTTTAAACTTTTCTGCCGATGAGATTGAAAAAGAAGTTGTCCCCAATAGTGTTGAATCTTTTGCTGTTTGACCTTCTTCTAAAAACATGTTTGTTTTTATTTTAAATTTTCTAGTTTCACCTTCTTTTTCAGAACTGGCTTCAAAGTTAATTTTAAATAACTCTTTATTATTTCTGATAGTCTCAACAATGGTTTGTTTTACTAGTGGACCTAACTGCTCTTTTAGCTTATTAAGAGTTCTTCTTTGCTCTCTAAGTTTATTTTCTAATTCTTTTTTCTTAGATTCAATATTAATTTGGTTATTTTTATTTTGACTTGTACCAGTTACTCTTGCTGCCTGCTTTCTTCTTTCTGATTGAACTTTTAAAATTCTTAACTTGTTTTCTATTTCATTTGAATTTTTTACAAGGTCTCTATAATCTCTTAATAATTTTTTAGTTGATTCGCCAGATGAGAAGTTACCAATTACAAAATCCCCTTTTGGTATTGATACATCAGAGTTTTTGTTAAACAAATCTTGATCTTGTTGAGTTGTATAAGATGTTGATAATCTAATAGAACCATCTTGCTCAAAATTAAATGTGTGTGATTTATATCTTAAAATGAATCTCTTCTTTTCTTTTAATAAAATCTGAGTTTGAATTTTTGGTGGAATAATGGTTGGGTCTGTAAACCTTGAAATACCATATCCATATTCTAAAACCAACTCTTCAAACTTTGGAGCTAAGAAAGCCATCACTTTAATAAAACTGAAGTCTTGTCCATCAATAATCTGTTTTCTTGTTAAAACATTAATATTCTGAAAGAAGAAGTTAATGTCTACATTTACGCTGAGAATATTGCCCAACGCTGGAAACTTTCTATTGACGGTTACAGAGTTAATGCCTGCTCCATCGCCTCTAGCAAACTTACCACCTAGTATTTTAGTCTTTTCGTCTTTAGTGTGTGGATTATATTCATTTTCAGTAGAGAATGATTGGAAAGGGACAACTATCTCTCTCCATGGATCGTTTTCTTTCTTTCTATACCTGTAAATTAATTTTACATAAGGGGTCATCGCAGCTAGCTCTTCAGAACCAATATTAGACATAAACTTTAAATACTCTTCATGCTCTTTTAATAATCTTGGGTTTGCTGGCTTTCCCGGTGTAAAACCTTCTTCGAAATCCTGATGGTGGTCTGGATGGATACTAAAAATTCTATTTCTTGTATTAGCTCTACCATTTATTATTTTTTTATAAACATCGTCTGGTAATCCAGGGACATTGCTTTTCTCAAAGTAATCGTCATATAAAATTCTAGCAAGAGCGCTCCGTGATGAATCTGTAGAACCTCTTTGAACTTGCGGAGTTAAAACTTCATTCAAAAAAGTTTGACGTGATAGACCACCAGGGACTATTGGAAAAAATAATTGTAATGATCCTAAATCTACCGACATATTATAAACCAATTATACTTAATAGTTCGTCTAAAAATAATGGAACTAAGATTGTCTCTCCAAGTTCAACGTGTTGTTCTGTTGGCTTTTTATTAAACCAAGCAATTACCCACCAATACTCAGGGTTATTATAATACTTTGAAGACAGTTTGTAAAATCTATCTCCCACTTTCCAAGTCACAGCAGCAGTTTCAATTAAGTCATATACCTGCTGATTTGGATAAAGTAACTGATTGACGCCAGTTTGTCTTATACCCTGCTCTCCATAGCGTCCTTTAAACGACTTACGGTAACCAGAAGTTGAGTTAATAAATTCTAATAAATTGTTGTATCTAGAAACAGCCATTACTTAATAGCTCCTGTTATTTTACCTATATTTTTATTCTGCTCTGTCCCATTACCTGATGCGGTATCACCAGCGGCTCGTGAAGCGGAGGTACTTGTTGCTTGTGTGTTCGCATCACCTTCTGACTGATTCTTAAAAAATGGTGAGCCTGATGAATCTAGAGTATAAGGGTATTGACCGTTCTCCACATCTAAGAACTCACCTCGCTCGTTAAAACCTGGAGTTCCTTCGTGTAAGACACTCATGTTGAAAGATACTTCGTAAGTTTTAACGTAGACAGCCCCATCTCCATTTCCAGAATCAATTAGAAAGATACCATTAGATTCCAGACCGTGAGTGATATTAATAGAGCCGTTAATATAACCAAGCAAACCTCTTGCTGGATTTGTGTAATCACAAATAAGATTTGCGAATTTAACTCTGATTAATGGTGGAGAGTTAATGATTTTTGTTTTATCATTTTGTGTATTCAAATATGTTGGATATAAATTCTTTACTATTGTGTTAATGTCCGACAAAATTTCTCTAGCGTGTTCTTCCTTAAAGGCAGGCATCATCAAACTAAATGATATTGCTCTTGATGTTCCCTGATAAACTGGGATTGGATCTACACGACCAAATACATCAATAGTGTTAAACTTGGGACTAAAGCTATCTTGTAAGTTTTTCATGTAAGCTGGGAAAGTAAGACTTTCTCCAGTTGTAGGAAACTGAATAAACACGTTAGCAAAAGGATATTTTAATCTAAGCTCTCTTTCTTCATTAGAAGAGTATTGAAGCTTTTGATCTTCCTGTAGCGTTTTCTTTAAAACTTTTAATGCGTCTGCGTTATTATGCAATTTATTATCCTCTTATTTAACGACTCCAGAGAGACCCATCGTTGCCATTACTTGTTTATAGGCAGCGATTTCTGCGGTGGTCATATTACCTCTGCCTTTCAAAGCAGCCATAATGGCGTTTGCTTGGACCGTCTGTCCATTTATTAATTGTTTCAACGTTTCAATCAACTGTGTTGTATTAATATTACCAGCTTTTGCTTCTACAGCAAAATTATCAATTGCTTTTGCGGCGGTATCAATTGAAGGAGTAAACTGATCTAATTTACCCAATAATCTACGCTGAGCTTCCTGAAAACCAAATTGTTTAATATCGGTTACAGATTGAGCTAGTTTTTCAACACCAATTGTGAACTTACCCATTAATTGTTCATTAGTAATTTGAGCTTTTTCTGATCTTTTTGTCATTTCTCTAGCCATACGAGCTTGATCTTCAGTGGTCATAGCCGCTAGGCTTGTAGTCCCTGTAACAAACTTTTGAATCTCTGCTGATTTATCTCTGTTTATTAAAGATCTAATTGTTGCCACATCTACGTTTAATGTACCAGCCAACTCTCTTAAAATAGCTCTCTGACCAATATCGCTCATGCCGCGAATTCGATCACCGACTTGTCCGACTTGTTCAGCAATGTAACGCATTCTTTCAGGCTGGCTCATAAGGGTAGCTTGAACTGCGTCAAATGAACCACCTAAGTTTGAAAGAAGCATGTTGAGCTTACCACCAAACTCCATACCACCTTCAATGGTCTCAAACTGATCTGTTAATCTTGTTAAGTTTGATACATCAGTACCTAATCTACGAGCCACTTGTTGAAAAACTGTAAATTTTCTTAGAGCCTTGTCTGGGTCTAACTCTACAAAGAAGTCCCCAGCGGCAGCAGTGAAATCATTAAAGACTTTCTTTACTGGTTGTCCTGTATCTAAAGCAAACTTTTGTAGTCTTCTAGAAAATACATCTGTTTGAGCAGCAGTAAGCTGTAAACCAGTATCTAGCTGATTAATAAATCTAGTTGAAGTACTTATATCAATATTAAATTTTTTATTAACAGCGGCAATTCTTAGCAAAGCTTCTCTTTGCTGTGGGTATCCTCTAGATAATACGCCCGCTAAGTTGTCTTGGAAATCTTCAAACGCTGCGTTCAGAGTTTTGAAAGTAACATTATAGTTGCTAAGAGCATCTTGCTGCCTTCTTAGTTCTAAAATAAACTTTCTACCATCAACACCACTACGATTTAAACTTATTCTATAATCTTCAATCCTAGTAACAGTACCGCTAAAAGCTTTCATAAGAACATTAGCTGTACTTCCAAGAGTTTTTAGGCTTGTGATTGTAAGATCTGAAAGTGAGCTAACTTGAGAAAGAGCTTTAGCATTTTCTAAAGTTGTTTCGGTTAAATCCTTTAAAGCGTTTTCAAAATCTGTAGCGCCACCAGTCATGGCGATAAATGTATTTGCTAAGTTTTTACCTTCGCCGGTTAAGCTTCCAAGAGATTTACTAGCGCCAGTTCTAGACTTTTGACCAGAAGAGATAGCTTCCTTTAGTCGCTTACCTTCGCCTGGGCTTAACGAACCTTTATTAACTTCACTAACAATATCACTAGAATTAATTCGTCCTGCTAAAGCATCAGCTAACAATTTTTCCGTAATTGGCAATGTATTTCACCTCTCTATAATTAGATTAGTTATCAACTTTATTAGCATCAGTGTGATATTTCAAAAGTTTATCAAAAAACCAGTTTCTTAAATTAATTGGAAGAGAATAAGCTTCAGTGAAACTAAAGTTTGATTTAAATACCATTAAGAATATCTGTTCATAAACAGATTTAAAGTATTCACTCGACAAGCCAAAAAAAGTTTGCCCCGATCGGGACACCTCCTTTGTTGAGATGTCCACATTCTTTACATTCCTGCTGAAAAGTGAAATCAACATCGGGGCTAAAACTATTGTATTGTTTCTTTAAAAACTTTGAATCTTTAAGCAACATTGATTGTACAAATCCATTAATTGTATTTGGATTGTTGTTACCGTCCACAGATACAATCATTCTTCTGTGAAGCTCAACTGTTTCATTTGGTTGAATACCATGCTTCTTTTGTTGTTCTGCTGCTTTATTAATTTGTTTTAGATCGCCAGCAGTCATTATCTTGAACTCAACTTCTTTATTTGATAATGGTAAAGTTACACAAACAGTGTTATTCTCTGTAACTCTCTCTAAATCTATTTCAACAGAACCAAGATCAGATAAACTAATAGAACACTCTACATCTGAGAGGCATGTATTACAACCTATAACAAACTCGTACTCATTGCCGTATGAGTTCTTTCTAGCATTAATTAAAATGGCGTTTCTATCACCCGGTAATAAAGTAGTTGAATCAACTCTGTCTACGGTTACGCTTTCAATTAATCTGTCGAACATGACGCCAGCCTTAGCGTAAGCCTCGGAACTTAAAATATCTTCTTCTTTTGTAGTCATGTAGCGAACTTCAACGCTTTCTTTGTTATGCCATGGGTGATTTGGACTATAAAACATTCCCTTCGATGGTAGCTCAACAAAATCAGTTGGTACTTGATAGCCTGTGGCTGCTGGGACTGTTTGGGGAGCAGGTACTGGCTGCTGATTATCAAACTTTTCTTCCTGCTGCTTCATAAACTGTTCTAGAAGCTCAGGAGGGATTTGAGTTCTTCCCTCATTGTTTCTCATTTAAACCTCTTAAAATAAACCTTGACCAAGCTCTAACTTAGCCCAATCATATTGTACCGTAACATTAATATCTGTTAAGCCCTCATCTGAATAACTATTATCACTGAACTTAACAGAGGTAATCATACCATTATAAATTGTCCACGTTTCAAACGTAGTTCCATCTGGCTTTAAAGCAACAATCTTTAGATTACCTAATGCTCTTGTTAGGTTCTCTTTTGTTAGATTTCTTGTACCAAAAGCAGCGTCTCTGGCGGTGTCTAAAGGATTTGCGATAGCTGATAGTACACCAAGATTCTTTGATGTATTAACGTCGTCTGGGTAGTAGTAGGAGTGGGCTAATAGCTTAGCCATAACGTTACCACCAACAGAACCTACTGTTTGACCATCATAAATCTCTCGTATTGTAAAACTAATTTGATCCCACTTAACTCTAACTGGATATCTGACCACATGATCTAATAAAACGTGTTCTACGGTTGATACTGTGTAAGATGGGCGATCAATACGACTAATATAAAAAGCTGGAATGTTATCAATTAAAGCTACGAAACGAAACTTCTGTTGAGCATAAACCTCTAGATCGTTTCTAAACAATTGTGATTGACCGTCAAAGACGGTATACTTTGCTATATTTCCAAGTGTTCCAGCCATACTAATATAATTAGTTAGACTTTAAATTATTCAGTTGGACTAAAAGTCTCTAATTCAGCCCAATCGTAAGAAATGGTTAAGCCTAACTCGATCAAGCCCTCATCACTGTAGCTCATCTGGTTGTAAGTTACTGACTTGACCCAAACAGAGTTGAGTCTCCAAGTCTCAATTGTTTCACCAGCAGTGTTTAGTGTATCAATTGTAACCTGACCTAACTGATCAATAAAGCTAGCTTTACCAACTGACTTTCTTAGGTAGTTGGGATCTGAAGGGGATGCGCTAAAGTCACCAGGGTAAACATAACCGGCATTTCTTACTAGAGCTAGCAATCTACTAGAGACATCAGGATCAATTGGATCTACTAGGTTAATGCTAATATCATTCCAAGTGACTCTGCCTGGGAACTTAAAATCGTGAACCAAAAACTCATGCTTAGCCTCACCAACTGTTACTGTTGGTCTGTCTGTAGTCTTAACAACATAAGCTGGGATGCCTGCGATGTTAAGAATAAACTTATATTTTCTTTTTGGTTCTGTTAGTGGGTTTGCCCAAACTGGAATTGCTGTAGCCATTTATTTTTTGTCTCCTAAACCTAAATAGTTTGTCCTTAAATTAATCATCAAAAGATGCCCCAGTGTTGGTGATGATGAAGTCTAGAGCAATGTATTCAATTGCTCTTGCTGGCTTGATGAACAGCTTGGCGTACAAGATGTTTTGGTCAATCAAGTCAGGTGTTGTTGTGGTTTCATCTAGAACCAACTTGTAGTCGGTTAGACCAAAGCGAGTCTTAACATCAGTTAAGAATGGAATTGCCTGATTCTTAAAGTTGCTCCAAGTGTCTGGGACATTTGGCTCAAATAGAATTCTATTGGCAATTCTTGAAATGCCCCTCTTAAGGAAAATCATTAATCTGCGAACGTTAATTCTATCTAGGGCTGAACGCTCAACCTGTAGAGTCTTCTGACCAAAGATGACTACGCCCTCATTTGGGAATGTAGCGATTGGGTTAACACCAACCTCGTAGAGATCATCTCTGTCGTCCTTAAATAGTTTAAGGGCTGTAGAAACTACTGCGGGACCAGAGACGCCAGAGGATAGTCCACCGCGATTAAACCCAGCAGGAGCGAACCATGGGGCTTGTACGCGGTCTGTGTAGGACATTGCGCCAAGAGCAGCAATAGATGGTGGAACCCAAACATCTTTAGCGTTGATGTTGTCGCGAATCTTGACCCATGGGTAGTAAGTTGCTGCGTAGCTTGAGTTGTATTTTCTATCCTTTACCTCATTAACTGCTTGTGTTAAATCACCATTTGAATCTACATTTAGATTGAATGTTGAAACGCTAGAGTAAAGCCTTTCATGTCTTGGGATGTAACCAAATGGAATATCAAAGACTGCAAGGGCGTCTGCTCTTTCTGCTGTGTTTGCTACCAATTGATTAATTAAGCTTTCGTTAATCAAGCCGGGTATTGAAACCACATTGTAAGAAACCTGCTCTGGATTTGCAACAGTTTCAATAGCTCTGTAGTATGTAAACATCTCATAGCTAGTGAATCTGTCGTTGATACCGCTAGAGGCAATTTCATTTTGAGCCAATGGGTCAGACTTTGTAATATCAAATCCATCAGTACCACCAAAGAATAGAGTGGTTAAATTACCTGCTCCAGCATTCAATACTGCCTTGTAAGTTCCAGCATCGCCAGATGGTCCAGCATTAAAGTTTGTTGGATATGAACCAGTTGATGATAGCGAGTAGCCACCCTTACGCGCATCAGCATCATACAATAGGACACTTGCTGACGCCTGCAATGTTGTGGGGTCTGCGTTTAATACTGATCCAGTGATAACAACATTGTCTAAGAAAGTAATGAATTGGTATTTTAAAACATTTGTAACAGCGTCGTACTGATTATTAATGTTTGCTGGTTTAATTCTAACCAAGTCTATGGTATCTGCCTTGAAGTTATCGCTCTTGTCTGGTGTGGGTAGAGCACCAAAGTGAGCCATTCTAAAATCTTCTAGATTGGTTGTTGATTCGCGAGTTGCCGCTGAAGGGAACTGGACTCTAAATCCTGCGCTCATCTCTATGGTACCACTTAGAATTATACCTGAATAACCACCATACCCACCAACGTAATCACCTAAACCACCAACAACTCCGTAAGAGCCAGACTGTGTTGACTGAGCAAACACAGTATCAACAAATTTGGTTGGACCTGTAACACCGAATGGTGATAAGCCCTCCATACCGCCAGCTTCAAATTCTGGGTTTAACTCTACACGAATGTATTTTGATCTATTTTCGTACTCACCTTTTTCAATAACGCGATTAGTACTTTCATCAAATGTATTGTACTTATCACCAATCTTGTTGAGGATATAATCATCGGAGTTTGGATTTAAGTTACAACCACTGAATCTTTCTACAATCTGCTTGTTATCGTCTGAGTCTCTTAATCGTCTAACAACAACATCAAATGTTCCGTAAGGGTTAACGTCTTCATTAACTGGGGCGCGAATATTAGAAACAGACACTTTTAGATTTTGCTGTGTCCACTCGCCAGCATCTAAACCAACAAGTCGGAATAGTTTTTTAACTCTACCGTCAGTAATGTTATTTGCTTCATTTACATTATCCCACGATGAAGTGTCGCCTGATGTGTCTTGGCTTAAAATCCAACCAGACTTAGAGTATGTGGTGGACTCAAGAGCAGCCTTTTGCACATCGTGTAATACAACGTCTGAAATAGCTGGACTAGCTTGATGCATGGAACCAGTGCCTAGTCCGACAATAGCAGCAATATATTTGCCGCCGCCCGCATCAGGTACTGAGTTCTCAAACGTCTCACCTAAAAAGTAGCGTACTTCACCGTTTGTGACGCCTTGCCTACCAAGTAAAGTTGGGTCTGTATTAAAGACATTTCTTACATAATTTGAACTTCCTTTTGTAAAGTTAAATTCAAATGTTCCACTTGGAAGATACTGCCCTGTTTCAAACTCTACTTTAAAGCTTGTTCCATCTGTTACTAACAAAGCTGACGAGCCAGTAGTAGATACACCGACGACTGATTTATCAAGAGAAGTACCAGCTAATTTCATTGATCCTTGCTCAAGATACCAAATTGCTGCAATTGAGCCTGTAAAGCCAGTTGCTTGAGAAAGACTAGCGCTTGTTGCAACAACAAGGGCATATGCACCACCAGTGTTGTTAGATGAGTTGTAAGCATCCTCAAAATCAGCAGTTCCAACTTTCCAACCAGCTTCGCCGCCAGTAAGTTTGTTATCCGACTCAACACCCAATGTTCTAACGAAAGTTAGGGCTTCGCCGTTTCTTAACCATGACTGGGCTGCGTAGGTAGCATACATTGGAGAAGTGTAGTTGCCTTCTCTCCAAACATCACCACCGTTACCACCGGCTACTGGCTCGCCAAAGGTGGCTACAAAATCTGAAAAGCTTCTTACCTCTACTGGGGTAAAAGCTGGACCTCTTGCTGCTCTACCAATTACACATGCGCCAATTGCTGGCTCATCTGCTGGGATCTGTGAACGGTCGATTTCCTCAATTCGGATACCGGGTGAAATGAATCTAAAGTTTTTTGCTGAAACTGCCATGTGTTAAAACTCCTCGGACAATAGTCTAATGTAAATAGTTTTTCAAAAGCCAAAATGCTTATTGTCTAAAGAATCCATCATCGTTGTTAGGGTTTTTCTCACTCAGCATACTACGTTCTCTAGTGAATCTAATCTTAGCTGGTGATTCACGACTTACAACGTAAGGAGTATCTTGATTTATTCCATCGGCAGTAACATAACCTAAAACCTTTATTTTGATCTCGGCATCAAATTTCTTTTCTTCACCGCCTAGATTAGAAGCATTGCTGCTAATTGAGTAATCATCTTCAATAAAAGCTTCGTATTTATGGTTTTCATGTTTTACTAAGAACTGATTAATACCACCTGTGAATCTTTGGAAGGGTAATAAGATTTCATTTAATTGTTGAATGTAGATTGTTCTAATCTTAATTGTGTAGTTCATGTTTAAAAATACTGGATAGCCAGTGTAGAGTGTTTCATAAACAACTTCATTTGATTCAAAAGGTAGTTTAAACGTGTTTTGTGTTTGATTTGTGAATCTTTTAGCTGCTGCGTTTTGAAAGTTTTGCGTCTTATCTTTTACCACTCTTCTGTAAAGAGGGAATGCTCCACGTTTTCTATCCATCTGTGGAAAAATGTTGCCTGGGATAACCCTCTGATCAGCAGTGGTTTTAGAAACTGAATTTCTTTCTACAACCATAGCCGGGTAGATAATAGATTGTGAATCAATTTCTCTTAATTCTTTATCATTTTTAACTTGGAAAGCTCTCTCTGCGGTGATCCAAATGATTGGAACCTTTCTACGACCTTCGTTAGAGTCTGTGTAGATGTCTAGCTTTTCATTTAGCCAGTTGTAAAGAGCAAAATCAACCGTCTCTAAAGTTGATGGGCTAAGTGTTTTTTGTTTTGTAGATTTATTCGGCATTGAACTTACCCTTCCTTGCTCTTACGCATTTAGCTTCGATCTCGTAACGGAAATCAATCTGTCCGAATAATTGCTTTGGTTCATTTAACTCTGTGATCTCATAGAAGATGTCACCGTAAAGAACAAAATCACCTTCTCTTACAAAAACATTTTGATCTTCACCCAGTCTTCTTTTGTGGAACTTTACATTAATAGTTGCTCTTTTATCCACACCAAAGTCTGAAGTCTCAGTTTGAATTCCTTCAAAAGTTACAAGAGCATAGACTCTAATAGGTGGTAAAAATGTCTTCTCAATTGCCTCACCATAAAGTGGGTGATAGTTTGAGTGTTCTATGCTTAGAGGATAATAAGCAACCGGCTGGGCTACAACTCGATCTGTAACTTCGTCAGTTACTTGCTTAACGAAGTCTCTTTCCTTCTTATTAAAGAAGACTGGACCGGGTGGGGCTGCTGGTTGTGACCATTTGTCTTTTGGATCTGGCATTTATTTATCCTTGAAAAATAGGCATTGGAACCTTTGCAAATATTTCGTCGTTTGTCTTAACCAACTCTGCGTCTTTCTTAGATAACTCAACATAAGTAAGCTGATCTAAGATTGTGTTAAGTTCTGTTTTTAGAGCTTCTTTTTCCGATGCGGCTTGACTTAATAGATCTCCTGAGTTTAAACTTACATTGTCGCCGGGGATTGGCACAGAGCCTCCAAATTTGCCTCTGATTTGTCCTAGCATCTCTTTGGCTAAGGCAAGGGCATAACGACGAATCCACTGTTTACCAATAGAGTTAATGCTAACATAGGAAATATTATTAAATGGTAAGGTGTTCATGTTATTGACGCCCTCCATCCCTTCTTTACGAGTTGAATCTTCGTCGTAAGCTCCACCGTCTACATAAAATCTAAACCAAAACTTATCAGGCATAGCCCCCGCTTCTGGTCTTGGAAAGAGTCTAAGTCTATTATCTATCAACTCAAACGAAAAGTGAGCCACTCTTGTGTAAATTGAGTCCTCATAAGCCATTGCCTGAGCTTTGTTTTGCCAAGTTGGAACTACTTCAAATGTTGTATCATCTGAGTATTGTCCATAAGTTGATAAGTTTCCAATAACATTAAGGGCGCCGTAATAAGCAAAAAACCTCCACATTGTAAATGGCGTTTTATACCAAACGTTAGTAATTGTAGCTCTTTGATTATCCGTAATAACGTTTGGGAAACTTGATGAAATAATTTCTTGTAAATCATAATCTTGTTGTGAGCTAGTTGGTACAAAACTGGCTGAATAATAGCGAACATCACCATTAGTACCAGCGTATTTTGCCAGCCCTCTAGCAACTCTTACCGGATAAGTTAGTTTAAACTTGGGATATTTTAACTCAGCTTGCAAATTTTGAGCATCACCAGCAATAGGATTACCGTTGTGGTCAAAACTAGCTGTTGCGGAGCCTAGGACGTTCGACAAGGCATTTTTAGCTTGATGTAGGTTAATGATGTAGGAATACTCTAAAACAGCTTCTTCGTAGGCAGCAAACACATTTCCTTCAGTTAGCTCGATATCTAAGACATCGCCGCCCAATCTCTTATAAGTAAATGCTACTTGATCTGATGCACCTGAAGCAAAGTATTGTGATTCTAGTGGTCCACCTGAGCCGTATATACCAAATGGATAACTAAATGTAAATGCTGAGCTTGCTAACGAAGCAGAAGGCAAAATATTTGTCGGTGTTGAACTAGCCGGTGTTAGAGTTGGTTTAGCCATTTAAGTTGTTCTCCTACATTATTAAATAGTCTAATAGAAGAAGACCTCCCAGTTTTCACTGAGAGGTCTTGTATAAAGCTTTGGCTATTAGGATTAGAGTTTGCTTAATTCGTCAGATAAATTTCTCAACAATTCATTCCACTTTTTAATTTCACTTTTATCGCCACACCTTTTAGCTTCTTTTAATGAATTATGGGCTTTGGTCCACTCTTTTTTTAAATCCTCTTTTGAGGGCTTTTTAGTAACAGCTTTTTTAGCAACTTTAGGTGCTGATGGTGTAATTTTTTTAACTTTTTTAACTTTTTTAACTGTTGTTTTTTTATTATCTTCTAACATGCCTTTCCTCTAATATTAAGTTGTTGTTAATGAACCACTTGTGATTGCTTCAACATACCAAAGGTTACCAGTTAAAGCGCCGCTAGCCATAGTAACCTTTACAACGTCGCCGTTCCGTAAAACCGAACCGGGAATGGTTACTGTTGCTGCGTTATCTGAAACGCCATTTGTGCCGTCTTTGATTAAGTTTTGACCTAAAACCACAAATGGCGCAGTCTTTGAGTCACCAATAGAACCAGTCCAAACTACGTTTTGGGACGCGGGACCTGTGCCAGAGCCACTTTCCATGATAAAGGTTGCGTTCCAACCATCCTCTGCCTTTCCTCTGTTGGGCAATACAATATCTACTGCGGATCCCTGTGTTACTGAGTCAACAATAAAAGTTTTACCACAGTCATTTACTGTTAAAGTCTTGTCTGCTGTGATCTGCTCTACAGCAACTCTGTTTGACATTGAAAAACCATTCTTAGCCATGATTTATTTTCTCCTTGTTAATAATCGCCTTTAGGCTTTATACATTAATAAATAGTATTCCCAAAAAGAAGATTCCCCGCTGAGTAAAAAACCCAACGGGGAATCCCTAACTACACTAAGTTATTAGCCAATAAGATCTTGGCAGATAACTAGTCCGTACATGTCAGGACGAACCATCTTCTTAGCGTAGCGAGTCATGACGCCCTTACGGGGTACGAAGTCCTCGACACCGAAGATAGTTGGTGTGACCTGTAGTGGGACATATGGAGCATAGACATAGCCACTCTCAAGGAAGCTGTTGCCACGACGACCAACTAGCACGACCTCGCGTGGGAAGTATGGATCGACGTAAACGTCAAACTTCTTGCTGAGAGCGCCAACCTTAACGGCACCAATTGCACCACCCTTTAGCTCCTCATGGTTTACGGTAGCACGGAAACCAGCTGTGAACTCTAGGAGGTTAGCAACTTCTGGGGAGCAAACTACGAAGTTAGCACCACCGCGAAGTGTCTTTCTGTGGATGTTAGCTGAGACATCATTGATGGTCTCGGCTAGTGTCTCATACCACTCTGAGACTGTACCAGTGAAGTCAGGAGCAGACTGAGTAGCACCAACCTGGGTACCATTATCACGGTTAACAAATTTACCGGGACGACGGCTCCAGTACTTAGTACCAGCAGTAGCATGTTGGATGAGATCGTTGAGGATCTCTTGGTCGATCTCTAGAGCAATCTGCTCTGAGAGAATGCTTGTAAGCTCAACCTCGGCGTCGAGATTGTGGTAAGCATTGAGGTCCTGAGCAAGTTCAGGAGTCCACTTGGCTTTGAGCTTCTTGGTGTTGGCTGTAACAGCAACGGACTCAACCCTAATGTCGATCTCTGGGATGACATCGCGGCTTGAACCATCAAACGTACCCGCAGTGTTGCCAGCACCTTCAAGACCCCATAGAGGATCGCCAGAAACTGAACCAACGCCATTACCAGCGATGAAATCGTCAACGATTGGGTAAGTAGTGTTAGAGACTGTACCCGCTGCGGCGGTACCATCACTCTTGTAAAGAATGAAGCTTAGGTCACCGTCAGACTCAAAGCGAGTCAAACGACGAATCAAGACACAGTTAGAAGTGCTTGATGTCCAGTTAATGCCAATGAGGTTACGCTTATTAAGCTGTGGGAATTCGCCATCAACTTGACCATCGCTAGTACCCGCTGGAAGGCGTAGCTCAATTACTGTTGCTCCAGCGCTTTCTGCATCTTCTAGAGCCTGAAGCAAATCAGGATCATGGCGTAGACGTACTTTCATAGCGTCGGTCAAATTGCTGAATGTAGTAGCGGAACCAATTGTATCACCAGTACCAAGGTCACCACCAGCGAGACCAGATGAGTTTGATGGTGATGAGTAAGCGCTGTTTAGGTAGTAAGGTGCTGTCTCAACATCCTGCTGGTTAGCAGTAGTTGTACCGCCACCTAGGTTAACACCACCAGTGATCTGTGAACCAGTTACGTTACCACCGTAAACTGACTCTGCGGCAGTGTAGCCCATACGGCTGTTAGCAAAGGTGAAATCTAAGAAGAAGATTAGACCTGATGGTAGGCTCATTGGCTGTACTGAGACTAGCTCGTTAGCGATGAGACCACCGAATACACGGCGAACGATTGGGAATGCGACGGCTGCGAAGCCCTCTACATCACCAGCAGCCATGGATGAAGCTTCCTTGAGAAGTTGCTTTGCTTGGTTCTCTAAGAGACGAGCCATGCCGTTCTTAGTTCTCTCGTTGTCTAGACCTTCTAGAAGACCAGTCTTCTCCCACTTGTTGAGAAGAGCGGCGCCTTCGGCTTGGAGATCGCGATCAACGATGTCTTTTGTTAAACTTTCTACGATAGTTGACATTGTTTATCCTCCTTTATTAATTACAAGTCAAGCCCTGCTAATCTTTTCATTCGATTAGCAAAGTCGTTAGAGGGTTTAGCCTCTTGTTGATTTCCCTTTATGAAAAGGGGATGCTTGCGACGTGTAACTGCCTCACTCAGCGATTCTGGTCCTCTCTTAGAGGTACTCTCCACTGTGTTTACGAGAGTTTCGTACACAATCTTAGCTTCGTTTACACTATCAGTATTTTCGATGGATTCGGCAATCTTATTTTTCTGACGAACATTTAGTTTTTCATCGGATAAAACTTTGTTGGTGTAAACCAATTTAGCATTCATTA